TTCATAGCTCATTCTTTCTATTAAGATATGTCCAAGCATACGCTGCCACTGCTGGAACAACTCCATTTCCAATGGCTCGGAGTCGTTTGTCCATCCCAATGGAAGCCCCATCAGCATCTCTGCAAAAAGCGGGTTTAACCTCCGGCATGACGGTGAGCAGTCGTGTCCATTCTTCATATTCATTAGGTCCTGGGGGATAGAATTTATGGTAGACTTCCTCGCTGTTGCTGTTAACCCGTTGCTCTGCTGACTGTCCCCCTTGAGTCTGTACTTGTGTTCCGATGCATTGGGTGTCGGCCAGTTTGCTGTCGCATCCTTCAGCTTCACTCCCCATCTCACTCCCTCCTGATTCTTCCGACTGAATGAACCGTTGTTCATCTCCACATTGGGGGCTATCCCCCCTTCCGTGTCGCTCACTCTCGGTGTAGGCCAAGATGAAAAGTCTCTCCCTCTTATGTGGTGCCCCAGTTTCTGCCGCTGTGAAGAGTCCTTCCTTAACCTCATAGCCCATCTTTCGTAATTCGGGTCGTATGTTGTCCCAGTAGAATCTGAGGATTCCGGGAACATTTTCGAGAAAGAGAGTTGGGTATCCGAGTCCGGCTGCAATTCTGAGGACTTCTCCTGAGAGTTCCCTTGGATCGTCTTCTCCTCTTTGGCTGCCTGCGACTGAATGGGGCTGACATGGGAATCCTCCAGCGATGATATCCACTTTGCCACGCCACGGCTCTGGGTCAAAGGATCGCAGGTCAGACCAGATAGGTGCCGAATCGAGGGTGTTGTCTTCCATACGTGCTGCAAGGATCGAGGCTGCACCGATTTCGTTTTCCACGTAACAGACTGTGCGAGTTCGCTCAACCATTTCAAGTCCAAGTTCAATTCCTCCGTATCCGCTACAGATGGAGAGTACGTTTCTGGTACATGTATCCACATTTATTCCTCCTTAGTATTCGGCTTAAGTACTTCTACTATTTCATCCCAGTCTTCTGGTTTCCATACGTAAATTGTTTGTCCACATGCACGTAGCATATCGTGCATCTCTTTTTGAGCGGTAGTAACCTTACCATTGGGAGCTTTCAGTTCTATCCATAGACAGTCAGGCTCTCGCAGTAATACCAAGTCAGGAAACCCTGCCCTGGTACCCTTACTTTTTAATTGATGCCAGTCTATCCACTCATTTGCCCTTGCAAATTCCTGTACCTCTCTTTGGAAAGTCTGCTCTGGGCGGTTACGTTTTACAGGTTTAGTATATAGTTCTACTATACTGGTAGCTGATAATGGTGTTGGGGTATCTCCCAAACCTTCATCAGCACCTACCAGTTTACGGAACTGTGCAGCGGTAATAGTATCTCCGTCTTCCAGGTCTTCAGCTCTTAGCTTTGCCATGCTACTTGTCCTTTAGTTCTTCCAGTGATCTATGAAGATCATCCCATCTAGCTTCTTGCTTAACAGTCTCAGCACAGTAACTACAGCGTACTGGCTGTATTACTGTTGATTCACATTCACCCACCGGGCATCCTTCAAATCCTTCAGCCCTTAAATCCTCTTCAAGGGTAGCCCACCAGTGCATATGTTCGATAACCCGATTCCACTTCTTCTCATCCAAGATATCTCCAGTCACCCACAGGGTACGGTGTTCTTTTGTTAACCACTTCTTACCCACAATCAGTTTGTTGACAAGGTATTCTACCTTTTCAAGGTGTCGCAGAATCATATCCTTATTGCTCTTCAGCTCCTCTATAACAGGATCTTCCCTGTTACCTGTAAGAAATACCCTACCCTCTTTAAAGGAGAGGGTAATCCCGGCATCATCTGCTTTCTTCAGCAGTTCTGCTATAGTTCCCATGGTGACTCCTTATCTTCTACTGCTACCGGAGACTCTCCACCTGGATTCTTCAGTATCAGCAGACCGTTATCTGTTCTTTCCAATGTATCGTGTTCATGGATATGCTTACTGACTGCTGATGCAACATTGTCTTTTACATCAGCCTCATCAGCAGGTTTATTTAGCTTCTTAATTTTTGCTATCTTCTGTACCAGTGGCTCCATTTCCATAGGACCTTCCCGTTCCAGTATCTCGTAGACTAGCTTACTGTATGAGAGCTTTGCCCTCTGGTCCGTATCGTAGGTATCCTTCCGCAGGAATTTCACGGAGTCAGGTTCAAACTCAATACGCCACGATTGTGGTGGTTGTTCACTGACATCGTTAACCTTCTCGCAGAACAGCGTTATATCAATACTGTTAGTTCCAAATCCCTGAGCATCATCTTTCTGAATCTCCCAGACAAGTCTCGCACTGTTCCTGACATATGCTGAACCAAACAGTTCACCCTTCTTGGTAACATGTGAGATCAGCAGCTTGGTTATTTCCCTGCCGTCATTCCTGCGAATACGGTTAAGGTTTCTAAAGAACTCGCTGACATCCGGTTGCCTTTCCAGCTCTCCTGACATTGCATAACCCATTGAGTCGATCACTATGAGGTCTATATCATTAGCCTCTATCTGATCCTGTATATTATCGATCTCATCAAGCAGAGGTAGCCTGGCCCTGAGATAGTGGCATGACTTTGGGTTCTCTATTCCAAGACCATTGATGATCTTCCTCTCACGCAGAGCTATCTTGTCAGCTTCTGTCTCCCAGTCTATAAAGAGTGAGTTACCCGGCTTAACAACAAGCTTGTGTTCATCATTTGCATAGCTCTCCTGACATAGCACTGCAAGGAACAGGCTTAAATAAGATTTACCACTGGCTCCATCTGCATAGATAACAGTGATGCCACCGTCTATCAGGAGATTATTAATCTTCCAGCTAATTCCATCCATAGATACCGGGACATCCTTGAGCTTAACGGCATCCTCAAAGTTTCTGGTTGCATCGACTATGATATTACGCAAGTCTTCCAGAACCTGGCTCAAGTTGATGTTGAAGTCATCAAAGGCGAGCCTCTTCCTCATACGTCTTTCATATACATCCATACCATTCTCAGAGGTAGTGACGTTACTTCTCTTGAGTTCAGATCCCTGAAACATCCACTGAACTTCTGCTTTTATATCATCGCTCCGTGGCCTCATGCGTGTTACTTCAGCAGTCAGGTCATATCCGTTCCACCTGATCTTGATTCCACTTCCAACCTGAGTTATTTTTGGTTCTTCCATTTATATCCCCCTACAAATTTCACTGGCTTCTTCTGTTGTATATGCTTGGTATTCTTTTCGGAATAGGATGGTGGCTTATTCTTCATCAGCTCCTCGATCACCACCTGCTGTTCGGTGACCAAACGTTTTAGCTTGGCTACCTCTTGAGCTAAGTGCTTACTGTCTGGATTATCACCGAACCAGTGGTCATCACATGGCTGGTTGGTTATCCCACCACCACATGAGATACATACCAACTCGTTCCATGGTAAGCCGTGTTTAAATTCAAGATCTGACATGAGATTCCTATATTAAGTGGGTCTTTACTTTTGATTTTCTCGCATCCCTGAGATGGTAACAGGAGAGAAAGGCATCCATCCAAAAGGATACATCTATACTCTCGCTCTCTTCTACCTGATCCTCAAAAATCTTTGCTTTACTTCTATCTTTTTTACCGTTATCGTCCAATGGATAGGCATTAACAAATCGAATTGCTCTGGCATCTACATTGTTGAATGGGATCTTGTGCGAGTTACCGTTACTGCTTGGTGCGTTGGCCGTGTACTCCTGTACCAGACGCTGTAAGGCATAGGCATATGCTCCCAGCTGCATATAGTTCGAGTCATAAAGACCACTGGATGTCTTCCAGTCTACGATCATCAGTTCACTACCTCTAGCAAACACGGCATCGATAGTTCCGGCATACCCTATATCAATCGCTGGCTCGTAGTTGTATATACCAACCTCTGATCCCACGCATTTCCAGTCAGAGTACTGGTTACGCCATCTTAGGAATGCTGTAACAGCCGGGCGTAGCTGATCAGATACAGAAGGGTAGGGATTGGAATCTGTAAGGAGTCCTGAGATGATCTTGTGAAGGTCATTCCCTATCTCCATACTGGTTTGGGCTTCCTTATCTGATGCTGACATGATTTCATCTATCGATCCAGAGGTAAGTTCACCCTTGTGACCAGTCAATCCTCGCCTGATCCAGTCCTGTTTCCAGTAGTCAAGTCCGGGGGCTGTAAGCTGGCTGCTTATGATGCTTGTTACACCATCAACCCTTGGTTTCTTTCCTTCTGTATCGAGGAGATGAGATAGCTCATACTGTCTGTGGGTCCTCGATCCACCATTGGAATAGGTGGTTTTCTTATTGATCTGAACCATAGGCTCAGACAGATTAAAAGCTACAGGAATTTTTATCTTATGTTCTATAGTTGCCATTAGAATTCCATCTCCTCAGTGGTATTGGTAGGTTTTTCCTCGTCACCTGGAGATGGTTCTACCTTCCCGGTGTCAGCATACTCAACGTAGTAGTCTGCCAGTCTGGCAGTAAGTTGTGCTATGCGGTTGAGATCTTGAGGATTATCCTTATCATCCCAAAGATCTTCCATCAGTGGCACTGTCTGCCATGATGCTATCTTGAGAGCTGCAAGCCTCGTTATACTAAGACCTACGCTATCTCTGCTCTGTGGTGAACCTGATGGCTTTGATGAAGGCTTATCATCAGCAGCAGCATCTGGCCCTCTAACAAACTTTGCTCCCGTAATATTGAGGTAGGGATTCCCACTTCTATCCAGTGTTGCTGATTCGGTATACTGTAACATCCATACCGATCCAATCGGATGCCCATCAAAATGAGTAGGGTCAAGTCCTCTGGGGCTGCTATCGGTTTTATACCATGCGGTAAGTGATGTTTCTTCTACATCACCTTCCTTAATCAGGTACACCTTCAAGCTCTTCTCGTTAGTATATTTTCTGATAAGCTTACCAGTCATTACCTTCTTCTGTCTGTCATTTTTCTGCATAATTATTGCTCCTTATTATGTGGTATTAGACTATCATGCGTTGTCAAGCGTTCCTCAATTTTTCTAAAGCCCATCGCTGCTTGGCCCTGTACCTACTGGCACAAGCGTTATTACAAAACTCCTTCCGTTTAGGATTTTTAGAAATTAACCTCCTCCGTTGGGTGGCCGATGCACCGGTAGCTATATTCAAAGTGCCACATTCCCAACAGGAGAACTCATATGAATAGCTCATCTTCCTGCATTGGTTGCACCATAGGGTTCTTCTTTTACTTATCCTTATACCGCAGCCAGTACACTTGTTGAATCCACGGTCACGGACCAGGTCACCCATCGATCTCGTGTGCAGATTGACTGCTTGTCTGGTGATACCAAGGACCCTTGATATCTCTGCATCTGTTATCGTGGGGCTGAATGATATTAGTTGTCGGATCTGGGTTCTGGTTTCTTTGCCCATTTCATTTATTTCCTCAGTTATGGTATTATTGAACTACCTATATTGAATTCCCCGGTTGGGACTCACATTGTTCTAGCCGGGGATTTTTTTATTTCCCTATTTATTCCCCTCTCTCTCTAAAGAGAGAGGGGATAATAAGACTAGTGATTAAGATCTTCTCTGATTGTATGGACGTTTATATCTTTTGCATCTATTTCTTCAGTGTCATCACTGGTTACTTCTTCACTACCTACCCACTCATCTAAGTGCCAGTAGTCACCAAGGTTTTCCGATAGTTTCTTCTCTGCATTCTCAGGACTATCAGAATCTATGTGATAGGTTCTATAGGTCGCTCGTTGAGTTTCGACTTTAAACCAAGTCATTGCTTATCCTCTAGTCTTCTGGCAAGGTCTTCTAGCAGCTTAATTGATGAGAAGTCATAGTCACATTTATAGCAATGGCCAACAACCCAGCCGGGTCTTTCCTCTCTGGCCTGGAGAATGTTACGCTGCTCTAAGTCATCAAGGAATAGGTATTGAGAATAACACCAAGGACACTCCATGCCGTTGATTTCTTCTACGGTAAGTTGTCTGGTAGTCATTGGTTATTCTCCTCTTGGATAGGCTTCTACTTCATCTGCATCAGGGTCATACTGCATAGAGCCTTCATAATCTCCTATATTATCTTTTACAATGTTTTCAGCCTCTGAAAAACTAGTAGCCTCTACTTCAACATCACCAGAACTATGGTATGTCTTAACCCAATAAACTTTATATCTAGGCATTGTTATTCTCCTCTCTACTAAATAAAAGATTGTCTAGTTCGGCCAGTTCTCTGTCTAATCCAAGAAGGAATCTTTCTCTCACTGCTACAGGATCACCGTAGATATTCCACTCCCCCATGTCAGCCTTGTTAATAAGATCTCTTGATTTCTGGATAGACTGAGATACCTTCAGGATTTTTTCACGGTATGCTATTTGTTTAGTATCCATTTAGCACACTCCCATACATTTCTTGTTGGTCTACGATATCTCCAACGAGGTAGTAGGTATTACTTGAGAAGGCGTTACCGTATTCCTGTTTGAATCGTAGCTCTCCGTCTAACCTGGTGGGAGCAAACAGTTGTTTGAATCCCGGTTCAGGGGAGTGACTGGTGAATGAGTAAGCAGTCCAGATCATGAATCGTCTCCTATATTGAATTAATTTATATTGATAGCTATACAGTACAGCTTTGTATCACCTACGTCAAGGGTTATTTTGGCTAATTTTGGCCAGAACAATCCCAACATTTGGTGGCATCTGTATCTAGATTTGTACCTTCACATTCCGGGCATGAGTCTACCGGATCTGTAGCAGCTACGTTGCTTATCTCCTTATTTTTTTTGATCAGGGTATACTCTTCAGAATCCTGAGCTAATACCTGTACGTCTGAAGGTAGCAAGTCAGCAAGGTTAACCATATCCAGTAACCCATAGATATTATTTTTTGTATTGTATATCTGGGTAGCTGTATACAGGGTAATTTTTTCAAGTTTTATCTCGTTATCTAGTTGCATTGTTATTTCCTTATATTGAATTTTAATTCTTCTTCTGCAAATTTGGTGATGATTACTTTTGTTGCAAGGTCAACACCATTTTGCCACCCACCATTATCTGGATTATGTTCCATTCCAAGAGCATTGTGAATCGTTACTGTTTCATCAGTGTTGATTCTATTCATAGATTGAGCCTTGGATTTTAGTGATTGAAATTTATAGTGTTCTAAAAAGGTAAGTTCCATGACCTTGTCCATGCGTTCAAGACTAGGTTTAATTGGATTTCCTTGTAGGTCTGATCCAGTTTGTTCTAACTTACTTATCCTGGCTCTTTGCCTTGTGATGGCATCGTCAATTCGATTGGTTGTGTTGTAAAACTGCATGTTTATTATCTCCTTATATTGAATTTTAATTGGCTTATGTTTCGGCTCGTATAATTGGCATAGTCCAGGACAATTAATTGCTATGGTATGTGGTCTGTGTGTGGCATCGTATTAAGTTGTGGCACTGGTTTATTCCATTGGCAATCTCCTATATTTTATTTAAGCTAACTTGCTTACCAGATATCAGGATCACTTAAGATCTTGATATCTGATCTGCAAGTTAGACAAGCGTATAATCAAGTGCCTTGTATGCTTTAATACGTGGTATGTCGTATTTTTCAGCGTATCTACTGGCCGACCATAGCATACGTTTATAGCGTGTTGTTTCATAAACGTTAGATATTCTCCAGTATTCTAATAATTCCGTTTGGTCTATGTATGTGCCGTTGATCTTCATTTTAATTCCTCCCTATATTTATTTGATTAATGGATACCGATTATGATTGGAACATTCTTGAAACGTTTGCTACCGCATGCGTGCCCGGAGGGAGTACAGTTTCCACACTTTCCAGGACACACAAATGCTTTTTTAATTCCGTATAATTTGGCACGTTGTCTTAATTCCTTGGCCCATGCAGTAAATGACGGCCTATCTTCTAGGATATTTGGCATTTTCTCATTGCTAGGTAGTGCGATAAATTCGCCACGATATACAGGTAATTTTGATATCTGATCTAGTATAGTTTTATTATTTTGATAGATAGATCCAGATGATAAATTCAATTGGTAGTTGTCCGGGAAAGTGTAAAGCTGATCATACTCAATAAATAATTTCCAAGACTTGCTGTATCCATAGGCTCGGATATCAGGACGTGTTTTGAGTAGGTCCATCCAAAACTTCATAGTTTCAAGACTGTCAAAGTCTCCATCAACATAGAGTCTAAAATCGTGATCAGGTTTTAGCTTGTTGAATTCTTCACGTAAATATTTTCGGCCAGTATCAGACATTAATAAGATTGTGTTCTGAATTTGTCGAAAGAACGCAGCTGGGTATCGCCAGGCCTTGAAGCTATAACAGAATTCTAGACAAGGACCTGCACCGGGACAAAAGTTTTTACCCGGTAAACTAGAGAAACTAAAGAATGGTAGTTTGCCATTGCCCTTAGTGAAGATGGTATATTGAGGTATGCCAGTATATAAAAATTCTTCAAACTTAATCCAATTTTCTAACCATGCATTTGGGAATTGGCCTATACCATATGATATCCAAATTTCAAATTCTGGATAATCTTCAAG